CTACTGCCTTAACAAAATACGCATTAAAGGAATTGTCATCTTCAATAGAAACAAGCGCTAAGAAGTCTTTGTTGGAAGGGTTAATTGTTACAGGGTCATTAGGTTGGAACACCCAACTAATAGGATATACTCCCATTGCAATGCAAGACTTGACGTGTAGTTTAATATCACCACAGGTTATATCAGCATCGTAAGATTTCTTCTTAGCAGGATAGATTGCAATATCAGGAAACGTAGCATCCTTACCATCTCGCTGTAGATAATTCCACACCGCATACTCCGCCATCTTTCCTATATAAATGTCAGCTATAATCTTCTTGACGTCTGACTGCTTGCGCTCAATGTACTTTTCAATGTTCGTATTGAATACTTCTTTAGAGAACATATCCGCCAACTTCTCTTGATAAGTATCAGGCGCGATAAGCTTTAGTTTCTTTAGTTGCATAGGATAGTATGTGAACGGTTAACTTGTAATGTTTTTTACCGAGAGTTTCATCTGGGTAAATTTGGATACCTTTGCAGAACTTCTTGGAGTCATCTACAATGTAGTGTGCCTTCTTCATAGTATCCTCTAGAATCTTAATCATAGGCACGGTATTGCTGGCGTCTAAGCGACTATTGAAGTACATTGTGATAATATACTTGTCTATCTTTTTTGTGCGCTTAGGAAGCAATTTAAGGAAGAGGTTAGCCCAGAACTCTTTCTCCTTGTTACGGAAAGACCAGTGTCTGTTCGCGTACCATTTGTTAAGAGACAGGTCAACCCCTTCCCATTCTATTTCAATTCTTGCAATCTCTTCATCTATTACCATTAGTGGATTCTTAGTGTCTTATTACCAACGGTTAGGTTGACGTCGAGAGAAATTGGGTGACCATTGGCGGACAAGTTCCTAACCATCTTACCTAGGAGATTAAATCCTATGCCTCGTTGATTATTTTCTAGTCCTGATATCTGCTGAACGGTATTGAATCCAGCCTCTCTAGCAAATACCGCCTGAGTCATACCCAGTTCAGTCCTAATCTCTTTTATTATGTTTATCATCTTCTTTCTCTTTGGCGAACTTAGCCTTAGCTGAGTCTATCTTTTGGCGGTGTAGGTTATAGAGTTGCTCTCCAATGTTATCCCACACCTGATTAAATGTTCTTTCCATTACGATAAGGTTACTCTAATTGATGTTGAACTTGATTTAGATGGAGGGAAATATTCTATTGTCTCTCCAGTCTCTTCGTCTACCACTGTAGTCTTAGACTTAAGCGTCTTAGCGAACGCTTCGATGTCTTTAAGTCTTTTGGTCTCAGCGTCTACTTTAGCTTTTTGACTAACCCAAGCAGATGACTCAGAGAAATCAAATTTACCAGGAGAATCGACAGCCTTAACAATTGCCCCAAGTACATTGGTTTCATTTCTGTCGTATGTTTCTAGTTCCTTAATAGCAAAGTCTTTAAGACCCTTCTCTAACTCTTCTAGCAAGAATATGTACTTTCTACATAACGCTAGGTCTTTTAGAGGTTCTCCGCCATTGTAAGCCATATCCTCAAGATATTGGCTCACAATGTTTGTCATTTCTCGTTTGTCAGCGGAGACAATCGTACTTTTCTTTAGTGATGCTAACTCGCTCATATTAGAAAGGAAGTTCAGATGTATCAGCAGGCTCGTCGAATGCTGGGATAGAAGACTCTTGCGGAGGCATAATCGGGTCAGGGTGACTTACTGCAACTTCTTCTGTAGCATAGTTTGCGCTATTACCGCGCTCTTTAAAGTAAGACGCTAATTCATCATACTTCTTGTCAGATGTAGCGCTAACTGACTCCTCAATAGCATCACCAATCTCAAACACAGGGATATGATACTTAACTGCACCCTTCTTCTCTTCCTTAGAACCAACTACGGTTACATAGTTTTTCAAGAACTTCTTTCTATTTTCTGCAGAGAAATTAGACCAAGCTCCAAGCGCTGACGCCTTTAATGCAAAGTTTACAATCTCTCCATCTAACTCAGCATATAAGCTAACGTTGTAATCTCCACCAGCCGTATTTACCACAGGCTTGATGTCTTGATAAAATCCTTCAGCAATAACTCTATTCTTAGTTCTTACTGTTAAAGTCTCTTGCTTAGTATTCTTAACCTCATTAGAGTAGATGCCAGTCTTGTTGTTCTCGTCCCATCCTTTGATAGTTGCAAACTCATCGTAATGAATGAACTTGATAGGCAACTTAATAACTGACTTGCCTTCTGCTTTCTTGTCGAAAACTTTAAAACCTTTCTCGTCTGATGACCAAGTTAGGTACTTTGTTACTGGGGACTGCGCTGTAGCAGTGTGTGCATCTGAACGTGCCATATTTTATTTGTTTGGTTTAATAGTTAATAATTTCTTCAGGTTGTTCGAACTGAGTAAGGAATACTATACGAGTAGTCATTCTACTTAATCTTCTCTGTACTTTGGACTTTAGCGCACCTCGTCTGGTGTAGCTGTTGGGGTCATTTGCGAGTACCTCAGCCTTGCTGACTACATCGCTGTATCTTGTTTTTCTCATTGTTTGATTGATTTCTTTGACAAAGATAGTTGATTGATTTCTATAAAACAAATAGTTTACAATAAAAAAAAGATAGCCCGCATAACAGGCTACCTTTTCGCACACACACTTATGAAATCAAAACAACAATTATGGCTTTTTGCTTGGTTGGGTCATATACTTATATGATACAAATTCTGCACCATCATAGAACTTAAGCTCGTTAATTGACTTATTGTCATCTTTTACTAAGGATTCCGTTGTTCTGAATGCTTCCAACTCTGCCTCTAACTCAATAATATCTCTTTTTAATCTTGTAAGATAGACGAGTCCATCCATCAATTCTTCTCTAAGGTGCTGAGCCCATTCAGCTACGGATAAATCTTTTCTATCCATATCTGTTCCGTACTTATTGTAACCCTTCTCGGCTCTTTCACCAAACTCTTTGATGATTTCAAATACCACACTATCTGTAAAGGTGGTGGTCTGTTCCACTTCGCTATTTTTCAACTCCATATTCTCTAAAAATTGCTGATACTCTGGTTGCACATTCTATTTTCTTTTCTTCCTCTAGTAACTCTAGCTTTAACGCTATTTCATATAGGTAATCCGCTTGCTGAGATGCATCAATAAAGTGATGAACCAAGTCATCGGCGGTATCTTTATCGTTTTGCTTAAACAGATAATCAACCTGAGCCTCTAATTCTTTTACTAAAAGGTTAGAGTATTGTTTAATTTTTTGAAAATGGAAGTTAGATGGAACAACTTTCTCATCTATAAAATCCCTAAGCGACTGACACTTAGCGTAATAAGCGACCATATCTCTAATCTCTTGGTCTTCGAGTGCTCTCTTTTTTTTCACGTTGTTGTTTGGTTTATGTATGATTGTATAGTTCGCAAGTCAATTATACCCCCGTTGTTTCTAAAGAACTTAAAGATATTCCAAGCGGATATTCCTAGCATATGCGCCTCCTCGATAAACATCTTACGGGCTTTCAATACCCAGAGCCACTTGCCTTCTTTGTAGAACTTGTCTAATAGCTCCTTGTTGTACTTACCTGAGAAGCGTTTAATCTTCTTACGAATCAACTCATTCAAGTATGCCTCGTTGTCCCACATCTCCTTCTTGCGCAGGTAAATCTTGTTTCGTTCATTGCGTTTATGCAAGTGAAAGAATCCGTTAGTTGTCATCTCAACTAGGTGTGGATAACCGCACTTCTGACAACGAAATGTCTTGTCCAAGCATCTCCTTACAAGTCTTAACTCGTGTGGATTGTGGCATTCTCTGCAGTCTGTTCTGTGGAAATCTATTTTAGGCATTAGTCCCAGTCAGTGTCAACAAACAAGGGGGAATCAAATGTTAGGCTACCTCTCACATTGAACTCAAAGTATTCAATAGCTTCATCCAAAGTCATCCCATCTTTCATTAGCACCTCAATGCATAAAGGCACAGAGTACACTAACTTCATCTGTTGTTGTTCTAATCCAATGATAGCATCATCAAATCCATCCGCTTTAATCAACTCAGTCTCGTCGTTAAAGTATTCTAGTATTTTATCTATCATAATCACATCTTTGAGGATAAGCGTCCAATTACTTCTTTTACAATGTCTTCAGTCAATTGCTCTTTATCAGATACAATAGACCTATTCTTTTCAGCTAGGCTTACTTTCTTTAGTAACCATTGCAATTCGTCTATGCGAGTCTTGTACTCGTCGCAACGTTCTTCGCTAACGTATTTAGTTAGTTTCTCGTGCTGTGCTTCTTTGAGTTTAGCCCGCATATTATTCATACGGTCTAGTATTATTTTCTTTATCATATCTTAAATCTAGAGATAAGGACGGGATTCGAACCCGCAATGTGGTCTTTCAAAAAGAAGCTTACCGTTTAGCCTTATCGGACTTGAGCCCGTTTGCTATCCACTACCTTATCTAGTCGAGAAATATGGAATCGAACCATATTGATGACCGCTCATACATCCTATGCTTTCTTGGTAGCTACCCCAAGTACGTAACAAAGCTCGGTCTACTTCCTGTATTTGCAGTTTAATCATCGGACTTCTCCACGAAGCCTGCGTTACCCAATCCACCTTTTCTCGAAATATGCTGTCTTTCCAGCTGTCAGCTTTCTATTTTGAAAATAGGAAGTTAGTGAGCATATACCTAGCAACGAGGACGGGATTCGAACCCGCACGAATGGATTAATTTATGTGGTGTAAGTTTCCATTCTAACCAACAATTAGCGTCTACCATCGTCAGGGGACACCCCTAACCTTCCGCCACCTCATTAAAAAAAAATGCTGTCTTTCCAGCTGTCATTACTTGTAACCTTGCAGTGGCAAACCGTGTATTGAGGGTTATACGACTGAGAACCTCATTGCCAATATTTATAGTCGTATATTTAAACAAGTAAATTTGCTGTCTTTCCAGCAGTCATAGAGTATGACGTCTGCTAGTTTTCCAGTTGTAAACAGCCGAAAACTAACGGTTCTCTCTAGTAGCCAGTCGGGATTCGAACCCGCAAGTCACCGTGACAGCGACTATGTTGTTATTATGCTAACACACCTCTTGGATGCAAACCAATTAACATAGTGTATACCAATTACACTACAGGCTAAAATTTGCTGTCTTTCCAGCTGTCATTAGTTTAGTTACTATGCTATAATAACCAACATCACTAAAAGTGTAGTCAGGACAGGATTCGAACCTGTATAAGGAGTAAAAGGTGTATCTTAACCTTGAGCTGCGCTACTTTCCACCTGTTACCAAGCCACCCCATATCAAAAAGACTATACACTTTCTCTTATCAATGGTCTTTCGCTACATATGCTCTGCGTCTGCCATTCCGCCACCTGACTATATAGTTATCCTCACACCAACTCAGATAACTATGCTTGCTCCCTCCCTACTCACACCGAGACTTCGTGCTATTCGGTAAATGGTGACTAACTTCCTTCAACCTTGACTCAAAGATAGGTAAACGTTTTTGTTAAGTCAAATTTTGAGACAAATAAATCTTAAATTCTCTTATTGCCCTATAAGATGCTTGTTGAGCACGTCCTTTGGCGTGAATTAATCTATTAAGATTAGTCTTTACCATATCAATGTCGCTATGGCAAATCACGCCTTGCTTATACCTTACTTCCCTAGGTTCAGTATTCTTCTCAAGGTACTCAGTAGCCCACTGGATTGCTTTTTCATAGTTTTCATTCTTTGCATCGTTTGCCATCTTACATCTACCTTATAAAAATACCATTCAAATAATCTAATATGGGGGACAACGTTATAGCGCAATTCTCTAGGAACATCCTGATATTTCTCTGCGCGGTATATGATTCCCCCGAGTTTAAGGTAGTAGCCTTTAACTCTCCTGAAGTTGTATCTCTTGAACTGCATCTCTGAATTTGTTGATAGTGGCGGCGTTCGTTTTAGTCCATCCGTTATAGGACAGGTTAGCTTCAATTCTGTCGTTGATTGCTCCAAGTAATCGGTAACGATAGTTCCCTTCTTTGTCATAAAAATTTACTTTAAGTTCGTTGTAGTCGACAATGCAAACCTCGCTTGCATCTGCTGACTTGTAGTACATTAATTTAATCTTCTTCATCTTCGTCGTATGTTAATTGTTTAACTAAGTCTTCCATATAACGCGCCTTCATAGCGACGTCTTTGTTGCCATTCCAAAACTCGGAGTAATGCTCGCGAGGGATAGCGTACCATAGGTCTTCGTATGCATTCCACCAGAATACATACGGGTAAAGGTAGATTGATTTATTTTCCATAATATTTATTATCTGGATTACAATATGGGTTTTTATAGTATTCATCAGGCTCAAAATCATCATCATTATTGCCTCTCCAAAATCCATATGAATAAGCATCTATTATCTGCTCTTTCTCCATCTTTAGTAATGACTCAATCTTGTCTTCAATCATCCTTGGTGTGTCTAAATCCATTGGAAAGGTTTTTCTAACCCATTCTAACATTCGTTGCATTGCTGTTTTATTTTCCATTGTTCTTCTGTTTAAATTTTTAGTAATCTCTTACAAGAGAATATGTTCCGCAGTATTCGTCTTTTTTGCCATTAACCAATGCCTCAAGGAATAAGAAAGAATCTGTGTCAAAGACCATATATTCCTCAAGCCATTCCTTATTATAGTCACTCCAGATTTGCCGAATGATACTTACTGATTCGTGTTTTGTATTTTTGCACAAAAACAATCTTGTTCTTGAACCATATCCAGATTGGTCAGTGTATTCGTAAACTTCAACAATTCCATCCCTGCATTCCAAGTAATCATTTACGAATGATTCTTTTTTGTTTTCTGAATCAAGAAAAATCTTGTCACCTCTATTTAATTTTTCCATAAGTTTTATTATTTATTACCACCTTGAAACGCCATACTTACCCTCTTTCCATCCCTCTTCCCTTGCCTTGCTTGCAATCTTCCTATGTTCTTCCTCTTCCACCTTTAGTAATGATTCAATCTTATCTTCAATCATTCTTGGTGTATCCAAGTCCATTGGGAATGTCTTTCTTGTCCATTCCAACATCTCTTGCATTGCTGTTTTATTTGCCATAAGTTTCGTTATAATATTTTTCTGCTGTCATATCGGTTATCCAAAATTCATCATTATCACCAAATCCCATAAACTGCCTTTTCTCGCCAAAAGCATCAATTATCTGCTCTTTCTCCATTTGTTTGGCTTGTTCGATTTCCCCCCTAAAGAATTCATCAAATGATTTGTCGCCTAATTTAACTTGTTTCACAAGCCAATCTATTGCTGTCTGTTTATTCTCCATCATCTTCTTTTTTAGGTTTATTCCAAATCTCCATAAAATGTTCGCAAGTATTATCCTCTCTGATAGGAGTCTCTGCGAAATACGACTGCCTCCACTTGCTTGGGGTGGCAGTAAAACGATAACACGTTTCTTTAATGGGGCAATTTTCTCCCCAGCACATTGCTATATCAGGCATTGTCTTTTAGTTTTTGTAGGTTATCTGAAAGTCCATAAGATATATTCCCATCACTGGTAACAGCTTGTTTCAACTCTTCTATCATATCAATACCTTTTGCTTCAAAGAGCATTGATATAGTACTGAATAGTCCCAGTGTGCTTTCTTTGCTTAACCACATCTTTGATACTGTGTTTCTTCCTGATGATTCAGGATTCTCAACAAGCAAAGCATAACTTCCATCTTCTAATGTGGCAACAGTTATTACTCGATTATCCTTGAAATTTGCTTGTACAAAGTCTATTATTTCTAGTGCACCACTCCCAGTGACTACTTTACCATATTTACTCTCTTTCGTCATCTTTTTGTTGTTTAAATTGTGAGTTCATCAGATTCTTTATCCTCTTCTTGTACGCATCCTTTCTGCAAGCCTTCTCTTCTTGTTTTGTGAATGGATGACTGCTAAAAAAGTTCCCACACGAGGATAGGTACATACCTTGAAATTCCTGCATATCTGAACCATCAGCTGAATATCCTGTGTATATTGGCATTAGTCTTGTTGTTTATGTAAAGGTGTAGGCAACCAACCAGATACATCTATCTTATATTCGTGCCATAATTTTCTCCAATTGTTGCCATCCCACCATCCCCAACTGATACCATTAGCACCAATGTTAACGATGTATTGACCAATCTTTGGTGGTTTTTCTGTTCTCCAATAAATGTTATCCATTGTCTTATTGTTTAGCTATCTCTATAAGTTTATCTATACAAGCATTCTCTGCTTCTTCGTAGGTAGTCCAAGTATCATTTGCATCTATAAATGGAGTGTACTTTTTGCACAATATTTTAAAGCTAAATGCGTACCCATCTGTTGTGGAATAAACATTAATTTCGTGTGCAATATTATACTTCTCCCTAAACCATCTAAATACTTGTTGTTTAAGTGGTAATGGAATTGGTGTAATAGTTTTATCTATTGTACAATCAGGATAGCCACAATGCAGATTATGTAATTGACATCCTCCAGGTCTTTCTTTCTCTACACATTTTTTAGTATGTTCAGATTTTATCAAACATCTTTCATCGAACCCTAATTCCTTTAAGGTTAATGCTTGCGCGTAGGTTACAAATTCTTTTTCCATTGTCCTAAATATTTAGCGATTCCTTTTTGCACATCTTCAAACTTCTCAGGATATAACGTAGCCATACTGAAATGACGTCGCTCGTATTCCCATAGTCTGTTGCGTCCCGTGATTACAATCATCAGGTAGTGGTTATTATCTCCACCATCTTTTAATAACATTACACTGCCAGCGTCAGGAACCATATAGTAAAGATACCCAAGCTCAGTGATATACCTCTTAGTCTTGTTAAGTAGGATTAGTTTACTCCGCGTCATAGTCGTATAGTAATAAGAATCTTGATATTACATTTTCATCCATATAAACGTATTCGTTGTCAGAGAACTTAATCTCTCCGTCAACAGATGTCATCTTGTACTTCTTAATGAACTTGATGAAATCGCCAAGGATTAACTTGGGATTAGATAATTTCTGATTAATCAGGAACTGACTCTGTTCGCCGTGTTCGTAGCCTCTCATATAGGCATCTCTTAGATAGATTCCGACACCTTCTTTGATGTCTTCTATCTCATTGTTTAGTATGTCTTTCATTGTTTAATTGTTTACTGATTCATAAGTCATTTCAAAAATGTCGGGCTTGCAAGGGTAGAATTCTCCTTTTACTCCCTTTATAATGTAGTCGCCCTTGTTTGCTAGCATATCGCCTTCAAGGGTTTCGATAACTACTCCTATAAGCGGATGAGATTTAATTTTATCACCACAAAATTCTACTAACAAGTCTACGTTTTCATCTGTTAATTGAATCGCTTCAATAACTACTGGTTTCTTTCTGTATTGTGCCATTGTTTGGTTGGGTTTAATTAATCTTTTATAATATCACATTCTTCACCTACTTTTTTCAGGACATAGGCTAATTCTAAAGCTAACTCTCTTAAAGAACTGTCTTCTAATTTGGCTATCCATTCTCTTTGTCTTTCTACTGGACAATCCTCAAATGAGGTTGGCATAGACTTTTCTTCGTTTTCAAACTTATGAAAGATATATATGCCACTAAGGTTTCTCCTTTTGATTGATTCTTTATTGCTCATTCTCGTATGGGTTTTTGGTTGTTAGATATTTATAATAATAGATACTCATTGAATCAGCTGAGTTCCTTGGATTGCATCCATATTTTAATATAGCATCAGTGTTAGCGTTAAATTTCCTAAAGTATGTAATCATCCAGTTATCGTACTCCATATCCCTAACCCAAACAACATCCCCAGGCTCAGGTGCTGGCTCAGGTCGTTTTTGGCTGAATCCTTCAAGCGTGTATTCGGTGAAGGATAGCATTGGTGGACCTTCTGAATAAAATCTACCATCTTCAGTAAACGAACCATTGCCTAATGGGAAAGAACATCTAATAGGGAATACGATATTTTTTAAATATATATTTTCAACCACTCCCCAACCTCCAAAGTAATGGCAAAAGACTTTATCTCCTTTTTTAAATATCTGTTTCATTATTTCTTGTGTTTAAACATTAACTCTATTGTTGATTGATAATCCTTACATTCAATTACCTGATACGATTCGTTCTCCTCAAACAACCACACCAAGTACAATCGACCAATCTTAATATTGGTATTCTTCTCAATGATATACTTGTAAAGGTTTAGCTGAAGAGAATAAGTCTCGTACTCACATTCCTCTATGAAAGAGATAGGTGCTTTGAAACGCTTGCGATACTCTGACTTCATTCGTATCTGCTTGTTGGTCTTGTAGTCCCATATCTGATACTCCTTAAGTTTCTCATTATAGAATAGACAATCCACCATACCTCCTACCCCAAGTTCTGCGTCCCCAATAACTAACTCCATTGTGATAGGTGTTAGGGCAGGGGAGGCGTCACGATAGAAGTCAAGGAACATCTGAACGCATACATCATAACGCTCTTTGATATGGTCTTCGCCGAACTTATCTATTACAATTTGTGAATTGTAAGGGAATATCTTATTGAACCAGTAGTTCTCCGCGAAGTTGTGGACTAGTGTGCCCTTCATACCAGCGAACTCTCGTTTATATTCCCAATCGGCAAGGACATCTTCAACGGGAACGCCTAACTTCTTAGCTGACTTCTCAGCCATTACCTTAGCATTAAACTCAGGCTTAAATAGCTTGAGGAATCCCGTACCTGATACTAACTCTTGTTCTCCTATGAAATACTTATGAGGCTCGTCATAGTATTTGATATGGGAAAACTTCTTAAGTTCTTGGTATATGTTCATATTAAAAGGGGTCTATTTTTACATCGTTATCAAAGTCAACTTCCATCTTAGATAATACAGAGTTCTTATAAGCAGGCTCTTGAGCCGTGAACCTAAACAATTCTTCCTCCTCATCTGCGATTCTATTCGTAGTTACGTCGCAGTACCTAACGATACCGCCCGTCATACCATCTCTATTCTTAAGGATGATAAACTCTAGCGTGTAGTCGTTATCTGGAACTGGCATATTGTTAGCGCGCGCATCTGCTTGAGCATAGTAATAAGGTCTATACAATCCAATAACAACTGACGCATCCTGCTCGATGTTACCCGAACTTCTGATATCAGATAACTGAGGGCGCTTGTCGCTCCGACCCTCCGCTCCACGAGATAGCTGACTAAGGCACACGATTGGAATGTTCAACTTCCTAGTTAGCTTTTGTATCTTGTTGGATACAGATGATACCTGACTAAAGTCATCCTGCCCGCGCATCTGATTATCTCGTATTAGTTGCATATAGTCAATGACTACCATATCAATCTTATTCTTGCGACACTCGGTTGTCAGCACCATTGATAGGTAATTGATATCCCGATTATCTGAGTCGTAAAAGAATATAGGCAAGCGCTTAAGTTCTCTAGCATTAGATAATCTAATCTTAGCTACGTCCTCTTGGGTGATGCGATTAGCCTTGATGTCAGAATACTTATAGTCTGGCGCTTCAGATGAAATGTAGCGATACATCAAAGACTCCTTTGGCATCTCTAATGAAAGAAATAACACTCGCTTACCTGACTTAGCTGACGCCTTCGCTACATCTAGCCCGACAATAGTCTTACCCATTGAGGGTCTAGCCGCGATAACAATCATTCCCTCCTGCCATCCGCCTAATGCGTAGTTTAATTTACGAGAGCCCGTATCAATACCAGAAAACTTAACGTTCCCCGCGTTGACTTGTAGCTTGTCCATCACATTCTCATAGACATCTGATAGAGAGTAAATCTCACTACTAGCCGAACTTGTTTCAATCAACGACTCGCCTTGCTCAATGATGCTTTGAAGTATAGATACATCTTCGTCATTTGTTATTGCTCTACCTAATTCAGTAGATATTGACTGATAAATTCTCTTCTGCTCT